CCCTCTTGGCGGCCTCAGCCTCAATGGCTGCCTTGGCCTTGGCTTCGGCCTCCTGCTGAGCCTGCTGGCGGGCGCGGCGTTCTTCGGCGGCGCGGCGCTGGGCTTCCAGCTGCTTGTGGCGCTGCTGCACGATCTGGCAGGCAGAGCCAAGGTCGAGCGATTTCTGATATTCGACCATGATTTCATCACGGTCCGGGTTTTCCTCCAGCGCGGCGCAGTCACGGACGATTTTTGTGACGCTCTGGGTGATGGCGGCCTTCATAGCCTTGGGGGTGCAGGTCAGCGTGACCTTGAGATTCATCTGTTCAAACTTCAGCCAATCCAGCCCGAAGCCGCTGGTCAGTTCGGCAAAGAAAGTCCGAACATCGTCCTCTTTCTGCTGTTTGATGCCAGCCTCCACATCGGCAATTTTCTTGCCAAGCGCTTCATCGGCGGCTTTGTAGGGGTTCGAGACGCACTCTTTGTAGACAGCTTCAAACTGTTCGTAGGGGGTCATAATGGCCTTTTTAACGGCCATGCGCTGGGCCTCGTAACCCTCCAACTCCTTGCGGACTTCGGTGCGGATCTTCTTGACATCGGTGCGGGTTTCCTCGGTCACGGCCAGAGCCATGACGGCGCTGGTCCGCTGCTCGATTTTGGCTTTGACATCCCGCAGCCGCTCCTCGATGATGGGCAGCTGCTTGAGGTTGATAACTTGCAGTTGTTCGGAATTTCCGTCCATGTGGTATACTCCTTTCTTTGTGTGCGGGGTTTAGAAAAGCTCCCGCGTGATGGTGATTTTTTCGCGTGTCTTAGCGCCGAAGTTGCCGCTCTCCAGCATCCCGGTCTTGCGGAACTCCGACTCGGTGTAGATATCCGAGCATGCCGTTATGCCGTTGACTGCTCGGTGGAAAGCGGTAAACGCCTGCACGGCGATGGTTATGGATGGAGCTTCAACCTCCGTCCAGCCGCCCTCGTAGGCCATGCCGCTGCTGCTGTAGGTGAAATAGAACTTCATCAAAAACACTCCTTGTCAGTCGCAAAACGGTTCGCAGACTTTGAACTCGAAACCGCCGTCAATCTCTCTGATAGCGTAGTAACCAGCAAAGTAATAGCCGGGGTCGCTGAAATGGGGCGCTCCATAGGCGATGTTTGCTTTCCATTCTGCGTGAATCGGACGAACCCTTCCGTGACAGAGCTTTTCAAAGCACCATTTGACAACTTCATCCTGCGGAAGATTTGTCTGAACATTCCAGATGCGAAAAAAGTCGCCATACGGCTTATATTGCCCGCAGTGGGTTTGTTTTGCTTCAATCATTTTGTACCTCTCATTTTCCGAAGCATTCGGTGACTTCCCACGCATTGCGGGTCGTCATGCACTGGTCGCAGCCAACAATCTCGTTGTCGGCGCTGATGTAGATGGTTTCGCAGGTCTGCTCGCAGATTGGGCAGACAGGGTAGGTCGGGTCTTTGCCGTCACGGTAGCCGGTGTTCCGCAGGTTGCGGATGTAGGCGGCATCGGGCAGATTACTCACGGCGGCCACGCTCCTTATCGTCCAGCTTGAACCAGATTCCAAGGCAGGTATTTACGCCCAGCAGACAGCTGATGAACAGAATCACGCCGTTCAGCAGGGGCATATCGCCATCGGCCACGGAAACCACGGCCATCAGCACCACCAGCATCAGCGCAAGGCAGACAAACTGCATTGCCTTTTTCAGCAAACGGATCATGCTTCACCCTCCCATCTGCACCGGCCCGGCAGCGTTGCCATGATGACATCCCCCAGAACATGGGCAATGTCATCGGGCAGACCCAGTTCCGGGCCGTAGGCGCTGGTCAGAACTACAGTGCCGAAAATCTTCGTGCAGGCCAGAAAGCTGGCAACCTCGTTGACAACGGGCCTCGGCCATTGCAGGCGGGCATCCTCGTCCACCATCAGCAGGTAGTGCCCCTCGATGTTGCGGACGGGAACAGTCTCCACATAGCCGCCGACAACTTTCTGCACATCCTCCAGCGCCGGTGCGGTAAAGGTCTGCACCCGCATATCGCCGTTGGTGGCGATTACAAGTCCTCGCATCATTTTCTATCCTCCTCTCATAAAATCCCGCGAGCTTTGAGTTTGATTTCCATTTCGTCCATCCGTTCCTTGGCATCGGGGCGATCCATAAAGGCGTAGAAGCACTTCGTAAAGGCCGCCGCAAAATTTTCCATGTGTTCATCAGATGCGCCAAGGGGATTTTTTGGTTTGATTTCTTGCGAGGGCATTTGGTTCACCTCCTTTTGTCAAAAGCTCGTTTGTAGATTATTCATCTACATCGTCGGCAAAAAAAATGGGCTCTTTCTCCTCAATGGAAATTTCCAGCAAATCGCATAGCCCTTTGATTTCCGGTGCTGTAAACTCGGTCTTGTTATTGAGCTTATTTAAAAACCCCTGATAAGACAGTCCGATTTTCGCTGCGATGTACTTCAGCTTGTACCCGGAATTCTCAATTTTCGCCTTGAGCAAATAGGTATTCGTCATTTATGTCACCTCTTTTCGTAGCTAGCGTGTAGATGTTTCATCTACTGGTTCGTATATTACCACCATGTAGCTTGATTGTCAACAATTTTTTATCAAAACTTGAAAAAATGTTGACGCTGGAGCTACTGCGTATTATAATAAAGGCATCAGATTCAAGGAGATAAGCAGAATGACGATTGGACAGAGAATCAAAATCCGCCGCGAAGAACTTAATATGTCTCAGGACGACCTCGCAAAAAAGGTTGGATACAAGTCACGGTCATCAATCAATAAAATCGAACTGGACCTGTATTCTTTGAAACAGTCCAAAATCAAAGCCATTGCTGACGCGCTGGAGACCACGCCATCTTACATCATGGGCTGGGATGAAGAAGCCGAAGAAGCAAAAAAGGCTGCCCCCAGTGAAGAGGACAGCCTTAATGCAGAAATTATCAAGTTGTTTATGGGTCTGACTGCCGATCAGAAGAAAGAGGCGTTGAATTATCTGCGCTACCTTTCAACGAAATCAGAAAATCCCTGAACGCGATTTTGTCATCGTAGGACAGGCCGGACAATAGCATAGTGAGTTCCTTCAACTCATCGGGGTTCATACCACTTCACTCCATTCCCAAAAATATTGCCGGCATATCCGCATTATATCACAGGCACACGGTTTTTGCATGAAAATGCAAGAATATAGCAAAAGAATGTAAAATCAATCGAGGAGGTTTTCATCATGGCAGAGAATGAGAAGATTATCGGCCGTTGCAAATTCCTCAAGCCTTGGCCAGATTGGGATGAATCTATCCATGCTGACGAAGCACAGATCTCCCGGCAGGGGCGGGCAATGACTTATCCGTTCGACTTCAAAATCAACAAGCGAAAGAAGACGGGCACGTTCTCCAGCACATCAGATTTGCCATTCTATACGACCACGTTGAGCGAGTGCAACTGCTATGACTTTCAGGGTCGGAAGCTCCCATGCAAGCACATCTACCGCCTGGCCGTTGAACTCGGCATCATCGAGATCATCAAAAGGGCGCCTGGCGGATATAACAAGGAGCAGCTGGATAATATCAAGAATTCCGCTGATATCGATTCCGACCCGGAGCAAATCAAGCGCATCGCAAAAGCCAAGGAGCCGAAGTGCGCTCCGCAATCTATCGACTATGAAGCCAGGACGGGTGTTTTCAAGGGGTCCGGCAAAAAGCCGTATGAGGTCACCGAAACCACCTGCACCTGCCGAGATTATTTTGTCCGCAAGCTGCCGTGCAAGCATATCTACCGGCTGCGCATGGAGCTTGCCAAGGCTGACGGCGAATAGTTTTCACCAGAAAAGGAGCATGACGGCATGAGAAAAAAATCCAACCTCAATGCGGCTACCCGTGCCGTCATCTATGCCCGATATTCAAGTGCTAACCAGCGGGATTGCTCCATCGAGCAGCAGGTCGCCAAGTGCCGCGAACTGGCCGCTCGTCTCGGCCTGACCGTCATCGATGTGTACGAAGACCGCGCCATCAGCGGCAAAACGGACCGCCGCCCGAACTTCCAGCGCATGATGAAAGATGCCGATCTGCGGCAGTTCGATGTAGTCCTTGCATGGAAGTCCAACCGCATGGGCCGGAATATGCTGCAAGCTATGACGAACGAGGAACGGCTGCGCGATAACGGCATCCGCACCGTCTACGCCGAGGAAGATTTTGACGATACCGCTGCGGGCCGCTTCGCCCTGCGGAACATGATGAATGTCAATCAGTTCTATTCAGAGAACATGGCCGAGGACATCACGCGCGGCCTTATGGACAATGCCAGCAAGTGCTTGTCCAACGGCAGCCTGCCGCTCGGCTACAAACCGGGCGATGACCGCCATGTCGTGCTGGATGAAACAGAGGCCTCTATCGTGCAAGAGATCTTTACCCGCGTGTCGTGCTATGAACCGTTCATCGACATAGCCCGCGATCTGAACCGCCGGGGCATCAAGACCAAGAAAGGGGCAGAGTGGGGGCGCAGCAGCTTTCACACGATCTGCCGCAACGAGCGGTACAGGGGTATCTACATTTACCGTGATGTCCGCGTTGAGGGCGGTATGCCGCGTATCATTTCAGACGAACTTTTTTACAAAGTGCAGGAGGTATTGAAAGTGAAGAAGAATCCGCAGGGCCGCCGTAAGCGCAGCGGCTATGAAGAATACCTGCTGACCGGGAAGCTGTACTGCGGCCACTGCGGCAGCCCCATGACGGGCATTGCTGGCACCAGCAAGACCGGGGCCATGCACTATTACTACACCTGCCAGAAGCGCCGCACTGACCACAGCTGCGATAAGAAAGCCGTCCGCCGCGACCAGATTGAGAGGGCCGTGGGCGTTGCTATTCAGCAGCAGCTTCTCACCGATGAAAATATTCAGATGATGGCCGACAAGCTGATGGAGTACAATGCCCGCACGGAAACCAAACATCGTTTGCAGGGGCTGCAGGATCAGTTGAACGCCAACAAAACGGCAACTGCCAACATTTTGAAGGCGATTGAAATGGGCATCATAACGGATGCCACGAAAGCCCGTTTGCTGGAGTTGGAAAAGGAGCAGGCTCAGCTGCTTGTCAAGATTGACACAGCTAAGGCCGAAATGGTTCCCATTAGCCGCAATGACTTTGTCAAGCTGCTCTATATCTACAAAGAGGGCGAACCGACTGACAAAAAATACCTTGCCGCCCTGTTTGACAACTTCCTCGTCCGGGTCGATTTGTATGACGATCACCTCAAGATTACCTTTGACCCGACAGGAGGGCGGCAGCCGATAGATATGCCCATCGGCGCGGAAGATTCTCCCGAAAGTCCGGGCGATTCTTCCGAATCCTCGGATTTTGAAGCATCCTCGCAGGATGCAGAAAAGTTCGTTTTGGCTCTCCACAACTGCACCAAAATCCTCGAACGTTTGTTCGGGGATTTTTTGTTTTAGTGATTTGTTTGGGATGACAAGCATCGCCCCCGCACCGTAGGGGCGGATTCCGTATCCGCCCGCGGAGCCTTGCCATTACTGCAAACGTCCCGGGTCGCTGGCGAGCATTGACCCCTGCGGTGCTGTAGGCGTGATGCCCTATGCAGCAGCAAAGTGTACGTGGTACAAATACACCTATCCCGCACACAAAAACATTTTTTGCAATTTTTTTCCCGCGTTACACCGACCAAAAGTGACTGTTTTTGCAGGCACTACAGCTGTACTTCTCTTGCAATCTGCACGGGATGCGCTATAATGTGGATTGTCACGCAAGCCGCCTGTGCGGGCGGCTGCAAACGGCACACACCCTGCAGAACGTGCCCGACTATTATAATAAGGAAGAGGAACTTCACATGAATCAATTCACCAAGGCGGTCAAGTCGCTGGCCGCCAAGTACAACGAGACCAGCTTGATCCTGCGTATTGCCATCGGTCTGCTTATCGGCGCGGCGCTGGCACTGATCTGCCCCGGTGCCGTATGGCTGGAAGAATTCGGCAGCCTGTTTGTCGGCGCGTTGAAGGGGATTGCCCCGGTGCTGGTTTTCGTCATCGTTGCCAGCGCACTGGCACAGGGTTCATCCAAGCTGGACCGCCGCTTCGGCACCGTTGTCTGGCTGTATATGCTGACGACCTTTGTGGCCGCGGCGCTGAGCGTGGTGACCAGCAAGCTGTTCCCGCAGACGCTGGTTCTGGCCGAGGCCGCCACGGCGGACGTTGTGCCGCAGGGTCTGGGTGACGTCATGCACACGCTGCTGGCCAACATTGTTTCCAACCCGGTGGCGTCGATCATGAACGGCAACTACATCGGTATCCTGATGTGGGCCTGCCTGTTCGGCCTGGCGATGAAGCGCCTGGGAAGTGACACGACTAAGAACTTTATGGTCAACACTGCGGACGCGGTCTCCACCATCGTGCGCTGGATCATCAACCTGGCACCGTTCGGCATCATGGGACTGGTTTTCGCCAATGTGTCGGACAACGGCCTGTCTATCTTCACTCAGTATGGCCGCCTGCTGCTTTTGCTGGTCGGCACTATGCTGCTGATGGCGCTGGTCATCAATCCGCTGATCATCTTCATCTATCTGCACCGCAACCCGTACCCGCTGGTGCTTCGCTGTCTGCGTGAGAGCGGCCTGACCGCCTTTTTTACCCGCAGTTCCGCGGCCAACATCCCGGTCAATATGTCTCTGTGTGAGAAGCTCGGCCTGGATAAGGACATCTACTCCGTCTCTATTCCGCTTGGTGCGACTATCAACATGGACGGCGCGGCCATCACCATCACGATTATGACGCTGGCTGCGGCCAACACGCTGGGCATGGAGGTCTCTTTGCCCGCCGCCATCCTGCTGTCCATCATGTCGGCACTGGGCGCGTGCGGTGCCTCCGGCGTTGCGGGCGGTTCGCTGCTGCTGATCCCTATGGCCTGCTCGTTGTTCGGCATCTCCAATGACATTGCGATGCAGGTCGTTGGTGTCGGCTTTATCATTGGTGTCATCCAGGATTCGGTCGAGACGGCGCTGAACTCCGCTGGCGACGTTGAGTTTGCCGCTACCGCCGAGTATCACCAATGGCTGAAGGAGGGCAAGCCCCTGCCGGATTTCATGGCGTAAAGTTGATGTAAAATCGTACAGCCCCGGTTCCAGTGCAGGACCGGGGCTGTTGCTGTATCTATAGCAGAAAAGCGCGAACCGCCAGCGCCGCGGGGGACGATGCTTGTCATCCCAAACAAATCGCTAAAACAAAAAATCCCCGAACAAACGTTCGAGGATTTTGGTGCGGATGAAGGGATTTGAACCCACACTCTTTTAAGGGAACTAGAACCTGAATCTAGCGCGTCTGCCAGTTCCGCCACATCCGCATATTCTTTTCGTCGTGGGCCGTGGCCCTGACGACGTGTATTATTATAGCCAAACCGCAAACAAA